CCATTTTCAGCTAGAATTTCACGGATATTAGGAATAGTCTTTTCTACTGCTTCAACACCTGCGGCCGCTTGGCTAACAGTAGTATCGAATTTGTTCCCTAATACCTCACGAGCGTTATCTGCGTAACCTTTGTATTGTGCTTTGAGTGCTTCTTGCTTTTGGTTTTCATAAGCTGTAACAAGATTAGTAGCATATTGATTGCCAAACTTAGCCATCTCTAACGCTTGTTCTTGCGTAGCACCTACACCATTAAGCATTTTTGAAAACTCATCCGCGATGGTTTGGTCGACTTCACCACCCTCAAATGCAGTTGAGAAATCATATACAGTAGGTTCTGCAGGTTGGTCGGTGTTAGTATCACCGCCACCGCCTAAAATCGTACTTTGTTGGTCTTGTGTGTTCGTGTCCTGTGGTGTACCACCATTTGCACTATCCGTGTTATTGTTTGTGCCTTGTTCTAAATTTTCATCCATGGTTACTCACCTTTCTTTAATTCGTTTTCTTCAAGCGTTTTAAAATATTTCTGCATCTGAATATTTTCCAATTGCGCTATATGGTATTTCTTAACACCCTCTATACCATCACCAATCTTTCCTAAATCATTTTGTAAAGAAATAGCAACAGCCCTCATTCCCTCATTGAAGAATGTTGTACTGTTGCCTGTGAATGATTGGCTATTCAGTTTTGCTCGGTCAAGAATGCGATAAAAAAACCACCTACCGAGTTCAGTACTCAGTACGTGGTTTAGCGCTTCAATGTCGCGCTCTCGCATATAATCTCTTCTTTGTTTCATCTACACACCCATACCCATTAACTGTTGCATTACAGGGTTTCCATCATTCGCCGCATCAGTCGCTTGTTTAGCCGCACTAGCCATTTGAGGTGCTAATTGTGCTGCTTGCATCATTTGTGCTTGTTCCTCTTGTTCTTGTTGCGCCTGTTGTTGTTCTTCCATCTTAGCTTGGTATTCATTGTTGGATACAATTACTTTTGCAGGTACACCGAGGTTAACACCATAATAATCCGCCGCTTCCTCAAAATTGAATTTTTGTAGGATATTAGGATTGCCCTGTGCCAATGACATCAAGAATGCGAAATACTGCTCTATAGAAGTTAATGATGATACTTTCTGTGCCTGTGCCAACGGCGAAATATACTCTATCTTCACATCTTGGCCGTTTAACTCTTCCGCTAATGCTTCATCAATTGGCGGAAATACACCTGCACGATCTAATATCGCATAGGTACGTTCGATTATCGGATTAAGAAATTCAGATAGTAGCCGTTCCACTACAGGCCCTAATTGTTGCAATTTCTCTTGCGTGCGCTCCATGACTTCCCTTGCCGTCATTTGTCCATTGTCCATGTTATCGAGCATCAGGAATAAATCAGCACTATATGCACGCTTGATACTGTCTTTAACTTCAATGATTTGTTGCATAATCCAATCAAGATTGATACCTACATTAAAGATAGGCTCAACCTTACCACCTGTATCGACTTCTGTTATACCGCCTGGAAATAGCGATACACTACCAATCACATCGGATGTTACGGCCATTGGTGGTTTTACTCCTAACTCAATAGCGGTTAGTCTGTCTAGTTCCAACTTCTGCAACATCATTGCATCTGATTGTGCGAACCATGCACTACCTTTGCCATAACCATTTAGATCATGTGTAGTGTGCCGTGCAATCGGAATAGGCCATTCTTCATAGCCACTATGTCGCAAGATTTCATCGTCTCTACTCCCCTCAACCCAGTAAATAGAGGAGTAAGGCATGTTCTTATTACCCAGCTTTCCGTTGCGGTCTTTGTTTTCGCACACCAACCAACATACAGTATAGGTAGATGCATTACCCTTGCCGTCATCGTATGCATTTTTAATCTTCTCGGTACAGTTATCATATCCAAACTCTTCCACGAGTTGGTCGCAAGTCATGTTGTACTTTCGCCCAAACGTGTTAACTTCACCATTAGCATTACATTCTAATGCGTAAGTGCCGATTGGATACGATGTGAAACGCACACCAACTTTACCATCTGGCATGATAGACATAGGCGCTTGTCCGAATGGTAGTTCCATATAGACTTGGTGAACCACATTGTAGAAATTGGATTTTGCAAATACTGCATACATTATTTCTTCACGTTCATCTAATACTTTCGCTACATCGCTATTTGCTGCCATATCCGTATTCTCCATGGTTAGCTTAAACCATTTACGGCTAGGCGGTGTCATTCCACTCATTACACCGCTAGCAAATATCTGGCAACTTTCCCATGCAATACCAGTAAGAATTTTATCGGTATACAACTTTGATTGGTCTTGTTCACCATCAAACACACCAAGAAATGGTAACTGATAATCTCTAATCATCTTCCATTTCTCAACGTACTTTTGACGATTGGTAAACATTTGATTAAACTTTGTTTTTATTTTTTTGTAATCTCTAGGCTTTTTGACTACCTGATTTGTTGGTTGCCTTGCCAAACTCGAAAGAATAGTACTCATATTAACCGCCTAATGTTGTTTTGCCTGTTGCTTGATTTAACGCACTAGCTAAAATCGTACTGTCATACCCAGTTTTCTTACGTTTTTTGTCGGTGAACCATTGTTCATCTCTTTTTTGTGCCATATCATCAGTTTGTGCAACTGGTGTAGGCGATGGTGCTGGTTGTTTAATATCTGGTGTCTTAGTTTTCATGCACATTCACATTCCCCCTTTACTCAAATGGATTGTACTTTGTATTTGCTACTCTTCTGTGATTGCCATTTACTTTTTTAGTGACCCTAAATGCAAAGGTCAAGGCTAATGCATCGCCTTTATTCGGCGATGGTAAGCCACGTTCTTTCATGTCTTTTTTGCTTTCGAGTTGGATACGGCCGTTTTTATCAATGATCGCTTCTGGCCCTACGAGGTCATCATACAATCCTTGCTCATTAGGAATTGAACCGCCCTCTTTTAGCCACTCCTTCATCTCACCCCACATATAAGCCCTCATATTGAGATACATATTGTTAGGCGATGCACCACCAAAGGCAACTAACCGCCATCGTCTACCCATTGATTTGCCAATACTATAAATACCAGTGCCGTAACCTTGGTCTATGAACACCGCATCAGCTTTGTATTCATCTTCGAATTGTGCTATGAGGTTAGCCATACGCATATCATCGTCATTCTTCTCAATGGTTGCCAAACACTTCATGGAATAGCCATTACGCATCACGATTTCTAATGTATCGCCACCAGTCCATGCAGGGTCTACACCGATGATAGTAGGTAAATTATCGAATTGTCCTACCTTGTACACTCTCTTCTGTGCTTCATCTACAATTGATGCGGATATGAATTGTGTATCTGATGCACTAGGGAATATCCCTCTTACACGCACCTTTACAAAGTCGCTATCCTCACCATGAATATCAACCCATTCTTGCAACTTGGCTTTATTTGAAATCTTAACTGTACGGCTATCTATTTGATATGTAGTCCAGTAGTTACGATGCTTTCTAAAACACTCTCTAAACCTACCACTATTACGTGTAGGGTTACCAAACACACACCATATAATCTCGGTTTCCTTATCTGTTAAAGCACCCTCTGTTACTTCCCATATCTTATCGGATATTGCGGACGCTTCATCGAATATGATTAGTATTCTATTTCCTTGATTGTGCAAGCCTGCAAATGCTTCTGGATTACTTTCGCTCCATGGAATAGCATCTATCCGCCATGTTTTCTCGTACTGTTTGTCAGCGCTAAACAATGCAGTAGCCGTGTATGTAAATAATTCCTTGCCTATGAATAGGTTGTACCATTTATTAAGTTCCGCCCAAGTCTTAGACCTTAACTGTGTATCAGTATTAGCGGTTACTACCCCTCTTGTATTCTCATGTGTAGCAATAGCAAATAATATCAGCAATGAAGAAAAAGCGGACTTCCCAATACCATGTCCAGATGCAACTGCAATTTGTATTGCCTTAGCTAATGACTTTCCTTTGCGTAATTCCTCACCTATTTTCTTGAAAGTCTTTACTTGCCACTCATCAGGGCCATCAAAGTTTTCTAAAAGTGTTCCCTTTTCACCCCACGGAAAAGCGAAATATACAAAGCCTAATGGATCATGCGTGAATGAACCCAACGCATCAATCAGTTGTGCCTTGTTGTATTTCATCTGACTTCACCCTTGCTTGCTTCATGCGGTCGGATATATCAATCTCTATTTCTGCATCAAGTTTCACCTTTTCAGTAAATAGCATGTGCCGTTTACCTAGTAGCTCAGCCGCTTTCGTTCTATCTGCAATTGAGGTATCCAAACCAAATGCATCTTTCTCTTCGCCATTCATCACCTTAGTTAGGTACTCCAACACTTCATCAGCGGTTGCGATTGTAGATTTATTTTTCTTTTCCATGTGAGATTGTATATATTGGCTCACGTTAGCATTTGACAACAATCTACTCCCCTGTTGCCTTGCACTATTCTCTGAATATCCAGCCTTTAATGCAGCTTGTGTCGCATTAGCGGTCTTGATGTATTCAGTAGCAAATAGTAATTGTTTGTCAGTTAAATTTGTGTCATTCATACATCAATCACCACCTTTATATGCTTTAACTAAAAAAAGTAACACCTCGTGTTGCTTGGTGCTACTGTACTCACTTTCTTTCTTATATAGTTGTTTAGGCTTAAATGTTTTACCCTTTTTGTACTTATGAGGAAATGTCAGTTTATACTCTTCCTCGGTGTACATTCGATTGACGATATATACCTTACAAGGCTTATCGTATTTACTCCATGATTGCCTTACATCGACTACATACCGCCTGCCGTTCATTTGTAATGCTTTAAGTAGTTTCTTTATCGTTGGTTGATAATTCACATTAAGCACCACACAATACCGACTATAATCAATACACCGCACACAATGGCTAGGCAATCAATAATGCTCAATACGTTATCTTCTCTATGTTCAAACGCATATTTCGCTTTCGCTTGTAAATCTTTATTGTCTAAATCTTGTGCTGCCTGTTTGAATAAGGCTCTATCCTTAATGAATTGTTTAATTGCTTTAATCATCTTAGTACTTCACCGCCTTTCCGCTTTAATTTCCCATTAGATCTAATACACAAACCGCATGTACTTTTCCTTGCGTTCCCCTGTGTGATGTACGTTTGGCATAATCCGTCATATTCAATGACATTAGCCGTACATCTTCCTTTCTTGTTGTTCAAGCATTTGCTTTTACAACACAATATATCAGTCATCATTTCTCCCTTTTTGATAACTTTATGCAAAAAATGAGATATATCGCCGTGGATATACCTCATTATGTGATAGTTTTATTCATTTGTATTGTAACAATTATTCAAAACTGAATATCGTACAGTCAACGCTTACACACGTTCTAACATGTAGCCAGAACATGTGCATATGTTCCAGTACGTAACCAAAACAAAATACGATATTCACTTTTCAGCAATCATTGCATACTCAAAACCAAAGTTATATAGTTGGATGTTTACCAACACGAGCATATGAATTGTAATCACGGCTAGCACTCGTATTTATCACTAACCAAGATGCTCGGTTCTTAATGGAACATATATAGCTTTAGTTTTCAATATGCAATTACATCCTCTAAACTAATACCGCCAGTTGTTTGTAGTATGTAACATTTTTTCGCTTAAGGTTTTATCTCATGAAACGTATAGTTGGTTGTTATTGCATAATTGGATAGGATTATATGTGCGGTATTAGTTTACAAAATGCAATATAAGAGGTGCGGTGCGATTAGAAAATAATATAGATTGTAATGACTTAGAAACAATACTCGTTGATTTTCAAATACAAAATATAAAACCGCACCTCAATTGCTATTTAGTTTTTAGAATTGCTCATTGGCAACTCTTACACCTTATATTCTACTATATATAGACTTGGACTTATACGGACATTTGCGGACATTTGCGGACATTTGCGGACAACTTTTCGCCACATTCAATCAATGCTCGTTGCTTATATCGTTTCGCCTGTTTAGTTGAGTAATTTCCAATCATCTTGTACGCATCTTCCGTTGTGGTATTCAATATGTACTCATATCTTAGAATGACCGCTCCTAGTTTTTCATCTAGGCTATCAATCAATGTGATCGCATCGCATTTTAACTCTGATAATTCATCAATACGCTTATCACGTTCTGCTACTGTATCAATAAATCTAGCTACGCTCCCCTCTAACCCTTGCGGAGTTCCACCGCCTGTTACTCGGTCTTTTGAGTAATCAATCGCACCTATAGATGTAAGGTTCGCTCTTAACTGATTGATTTCTTCTTTAATTGATGCAATCTGTACATCAATTAACTTAACAGGTTGTAGGTACTCAACCGCCTTTTCTATTAGTTGTTTTTCTTCATATTCTTCCAAGCATTCCACCTCACTATTTAAACGCTAGTTCCGCATACTCCCAATTAACAGGTTCATAAGCTATTACATTACTCCAAGATGTTCTTCCACCACACCACGCATACACTTTTCCATCTTCATATTTGGCAAAATATCTACACTTCCACACATTTTCACTTCTATTCTTTACAAAAATCGGTGTATCAACTTCCACTTTTGACCAATCAACAACACCTAGATATGCTGCAATATCAATCTGTTGATTTTCTTCTGTAAAACACGTACTTCTTATATCAACTCTATTTGACCATTGCGAAATACATTCACGGTCTTTGTAAAAGAATATCGTTCCGTTTTCTATTTCCGCTTTTTTGTATCCTAGATCATACATGCGTTTGAATAACTCATCTGTAAATTGTTTATCGTTCATGTTCCCATTCTCCTTTATCTTCATTCCATTTGTACCATTTTATATTTCCAAACTTTAACACGCTTGTTTGATGCACCTCACCGATACAAAATTCATTATCGCCACTTTCATAAGCCAGTTGCTTTAGAAATTCAAACGCACTTTCCCATGTATCATGAGGTGCTATGTAATAATCTGAATGTTCTGTATATCCGCTATAACCTAACATTTGTTATCCTCTTGTTCTTTTTTCCATTGCATATACGCATTGCTCCATTCTTTCTCACGCTCACTTTCAACGAAATTCATATGTTCAAATAATACTCTTTTTCGTACTAATCTTGTATATTCTTCTAATGACATTCGTCCTTCTCTTAAATCGAACATGCTTATCATTACTGCAGTGTTTACACCACCTATACAATATTCAGCAAAAATACCATCTGGCCTTCTTCTTATGATAGGCTTATATATATCGTTACCATGCACAATTGTTATCGCACTTGATAATAGTTCAAAATCCATCATTGTTTCCTCTTATGATAAGGCGGATATTTCACCGCCTATACCTATCCAATCAATACTTTAATCAAAATCACAAACCCAAATATCAAAGCTACCAAAGATACACCCATAATGGCATTAAAGAATAACTCTTGTACAAATTTAGTTGCTTTTTTATTCCGCTCAACTTTCATGTTAGCCATTGATTTTAGATCATTTGTTTTCGTTTGTAGGTTTTCTACATCACCTGTATATATTCCCATCGGTGTACACATATTATTTACCAGCTTTCAATTCTTCAACTTCCGCTACTAATTTAGTAACCAACTCTTCAAGTTGTTTGATTTTACCTTTATGGTTTAACTCATATTCAGAACCTTTACCAAGTCTAAAGGATACACCTGCATTAATCATTTTGTTGGCTAAGGTAGCACCTAAACTAAACATTACGTGTTCAGTAGGTGCATAAAATGCACCAAGTGCTACATCATTTGCGTTTTTGTAGTGGCCATAACCAACCGCAAATGTTAATTTATCATCGGAATTGTAGCCTAGATAATGCAACGCACTTAATGCTGCATTAGATGCACCAGCTTTTGCTACTTCATGCATCACGTTTGAGATTTGACCTACTGTGTTTCGTTCTAAATCTGTAATACGTGTTTCATGGCTATTAATTCTATCTGTATTATTTAAAATGGCTTGGCTATTTTGCCCTACACGCTCATTTGTAGCGGTTAGAGTGTTATTAATCGTTGTAAATCCGTTATCCACCTTAGAGGTCAAATTAGAGATATTCGTAGTATTGCGTGCAATGCGTGTACCATTGGTTTCAATCTCGTCATATGCAGCGAACAACTGGCTTCCGTTTACTGCATCTAAACTGCTAGGGTCTACACGGCCTGCACTTACGTTGTGCAGTTGGCGGTTGTAGTTATTGATACCACTATAAGTATCGCTTTTCTTGCTGCCAAACGATACTACGCTGTTAGGGCTCTCACCTGCGAATACGTGAGTTACCCCATTTAATACGACTTGTCGCACACCTACAGGGTTATCCGTTTGGCTATTCGTGCCAATCGCCACGCTATTCTGAATAGGTGCTGATGCATTGTTACCGATAACTACCGCATCGATACCACGCACTACGCTATGTGTACCAACTACTACCGCCCCTTGGTTATCTACTGTATTGTTAGCGCCTAGTACAATTTGTTCCTTGTTATTGCCTACATAGTTGTTATATCCAATCACACTTGCTTGGTCGGCTTCAATTGTTCCATTACCCCCACCGATTACAACACTATCATTTCCTGTTACTTTATTATCACGGCCAATTGCAATTGTATTTGTACCTGTAACTACTGTATTTGCCCCTACGGCTACTGAATTGTAACCGCTTACTACTGGTGCTTGTGTGTTAGGCTCTACAGGGCCTGTTACAACACCACTTGCTAATACATTACCGCCAATTGCACCCATAATCATTGTTGCTAATACTAATTTATTCATATTTGTTTTCTCCTTTTACTGTCTACTTTCTGTCTTTCTACTGTCTTTTCTGTCTATTTACTGTCTTTTTTATTTACCAGTACTACCATATCCACCATCGCCACGTTCTGTTTCGCTGAGTGTTTGTGCTTCTTCTACATCTACAATAGCGATTGGTACGATGATTAATTGTGCGATGCGATCACCTCTAAATATTGTGTAATCGCTACAAGATATGTTTTCATATGCGATGCTTAATTCTCCTCTATAATCTGCATCAATAACTCCTACGCTATTTGCACATCTTAGAGGTGTTTTACTCATACTACTTCTTGGTACTAATAGCCCCATATATCCTTTAGGTATTTCTACTGCTACACCTAGCGGAATTTTCTTTTGACTGTCAGCAGGTACTTTAATATGAAATGGGCAATATAAATCTAATCCAGCTGCATCCTTACTACCTCTAGTCGGTAGTTGTGCGTATTCATTTAATAGTTTCACTAACATTATTCCATTCTCCCCAGTTCTTCGCTCTAACAACTCGATTGCTCGATATATTCAACTCAGCCATGATTTGTTTATTTGTCATACCTTGCTTACAAAGTGCAATCACCTTGTCAGTCAATGCAAATTCATCTTGTATGCTTCTTTTTGTAGGCAATCCCCTGCCTTTGTCAGTAACAATATGTATAGCTTCGCTTATATCCAGTTCACCCCATACTACCGATGCTAACGCTAGCCAGTTCTTGCAATTGTGCGGGATACCATATGTTGATGTATTAACTGCCATTACTCAATCCGCTTTCTTTATACATTTCAAACCAATCATCCGCCCTCATGGTGATTAACCATTTAGCATTGTTTTTTCTGTGTGCCACGATTGGCATCACATTCTTATTCTCGCTATCATGAATTGCTTGTGCCATTGCTTTGTCGATATTTAATGCTTGCACACGCTTTACTTCGATATGGATATTAGGTAGTCCAACACAATCGCTGGCATCACCTGTATTTCCGCAATATTGTTGCGTTCGCCTTACATAAAATCCATGTTCCTTACATAGACTAGCAAATTCACGTTCACCTCTTGCTCCTTTTTGCTTACTATTTACTTTCTTTTTCTTCTTGTCTATTGGCAATCTTCATCACCGCCTTATTCTGCAAATTCCATCAAATTTGTTTGTACTTTAACATCGCTTAACATTTCTTCTTTTGCTTTTGCATACATTCTTCTATCAATTTCAAAGCCGTATGCACTCCTTCCGAGTTCCATCGACGCCCTTAACGTACTACCGCTACCAGCTACAGGGTCAATGATTACATCACCCTCATCCGTGAATATTTCTATTAAGCGTTTCAATACATTTACAGGCTTTTGCGTTGGATGGATATTAGGAATGATATTCTTGTTATCACGTTTCCATTCAAAGTGATCAAATATCATTTTTTTGTTGTTATTGAATTTAGGCAATTTTTCACGATACAGAATTAACGCATATTCAGTAGCACCAACTATCCGCATATTAGCTTTCAAAACTTGTGCGGAATAGTTTTTGTTAAACGTGATAGGAATATAATTCTTAAACCCATGTTTATTAGCATATTCAATTACCATTGGCATTTGTTGGAACGAACAGAATACAATCATGCATGGTGCTTTCCCTCGTTCCTTAGGTTCTTTCTTTAACAGCCGATTGCAAAAGTGAAAGTATTCCGCAATATTAAAATTGTAGTCGGAGTTAAAGAACGCTTTACCAGCTTTCTTACTTTCGCCATTCTTGTTATCCCCCCCTACATACCACATAGGGTTACTTGCATATGCATTATTGCCTAGATTGTATGGAATGTCAGCAATGACTAATTGTGCCTTTGGTATTCCATATCGCTTAAAATTTTGAAAATTGTCATTAAATAACTCTACTTTCATTGTTACCTCTTTTCAAAAGGATTAATGGTTTCACAGATTATAAATTCTCTATTATCATACCCATGTCGTTTTTCCCATTCACGAAACACCTTTGTTAATTCATTTTCCAATTCCTGTATATGTTCTTTCTTCACATCAAGTAAATAATCTTCCGAATATTCCGCTATTTCATCGTCAAGATCGCCATATACAATCTCATCAATAACTCGTTCAGCATTAACAGTAGGAACATAATAATAAGGATTTCCAACTCTAATCATAGGTACTTCTTCTGCTGGATACGTTTTAGCAAAATCATTTACACAATCTTCTATGCTCTTTTCTGGATACCCTATATGTCCATCGATTACCCAGCACCATTCATTCTCGTTTTTTACTAGCATTGTTACTCACTCCTTTATAACTGGCTTGGTGGTATGTCATACATATCGCAATCACCATTTATCCTTGGCATCTTTCGTTTTCTTAACTTTGGATATTGTTTGTAATATGCTTTTATCCTATGAGATGCAACCTCATAACAATCTGCATCCTCTCCATACACAACATTTATAAAGTCTACATGTTTTGCCTCTTGAAATAGTACAAACAATAATTGTAATGACTTCATCAATTGTACATATCGTGGATGTTTCTTTTTACTAACTATCCAGTTATTAACACAATCTTTATGTTTATAAGCCATTTGAACACCTAAAACGGAATATTTTCATTTTGCGGTTGTTCAAAACTGTCAAAGTTACTAGTAGTATCAAAATCGCTATCAAGCTTTCTGCCTACAAAATCGGCTACCACTTCCGTAACATAGCGTTTCTGCCCATCTTGTGTATCGTATGACCGAGTTTGAATGCGGCCATTTACGAGTAATCGCTCACCTTTCTTGCAATTGCCAACTGCTTCACCAGTCTTTCCCCATGCTACGCAATTAATGAAAGCAGTTTGTTCCTTTGTTTCATTAGTTGTACTGTCAACGTATATATTAGTAGCAGCTACTGTGAAAGTTGCTACGGCTCTTCCTGTTTTTGTAAAACGTAATTCAGGATCACGTGCTAAATTCCCTAAAATCTGTACTGTGTTCATATCAATTTCCTTTCAATATTAATCTTGCCTTTGTATGTTCTTATCATGTCATGCATACACTCAAATTCTTTTGCGTTCGCTTTCATTAACATTGACATTTGCTCTGTTGCTTCCTGCTCAGTTTCCACATTGAGTGGTATTTCGATTAGGATTGCCATTTTGTGTTTTTTTCTTAGCATTTATCCCCCTTACCAATAACTAATCTGATTTAGTTCTGCCTTGCAATCATCTACATATACATCGTAGCTAGGGTGAATGTGGCAATCGACTGTTGCCTCATCACGCATAATTTCAAGTAGGTTGTCAATCTTCACTCTAACCTGTTCTTCACTAGTTGCTAGCATTGTAAAGCTAACATTGAATGATACATTCACGCTAACTTCAAACGGTTTAATTCGTTCTTTCATCTATCCCCCTATGGCACTTCTTAATATCGCTTTACCTTTTTCGGAAATATCAGCATTGTCTATGATTTTATTTAAATCTACAGGCTTACGTTCCTCTTTGACTGTTTCAATTAAATGTCCATTCGGTAGCATTTTGATTTTTGCATTGCCTGCTTCTATTTGTTTTCGCTCTTCCTCGTTTTTCATTTTTTCTGCAAGCAACAAACCATCATCTTTGATGAGATAAGCAAGTTCATCATTTTTTGCTTTTCTTTCTGTTAGTTGCTCGTAGCATTTAATGAATTGTGATCTACACGATGTTTCGTTATAGTCTTTTCCGTTCTGAGGGTCAAAACTACTCCAAATTGTTTTTGCTGCGATTAATACGTTACCTTGTAATTCGTTTAACCCTCTTTCATAACCAACGCTACTTGCTTTTCTTCTAACTAATTCCCATGCTTCCTGTGCCGTCAATTCGTCTTTTTCTGCTTTGACAAATCGGTTTAACTTGTCAGCATTCTTTCTAATCGCTGCAACTGTTGGTAGAAATTCGCTTTCTTGTATCGTCTTGATGACCGCTCTATGTAATATTGCAGGTGGATAATCTCCAAGCATCATTACATATCCCTCTAGCTTTTCAGCATCAAGCGTATCTCTATACATGACTGTTATCGGTCTAATGGCTTTTAATGTATCAGCCTTGCTCATTAGTTCTCCTTTCCTCTTCCTCGTACTGTTTCAACAATGCATTTACATTGTCTATACGTTCCCTTGTTTCTGATTTAGTCGGTGTTTGGTTCAAGTAATCATCAAACCTACCAGCAAACAATGTATTAGGTCTTAGGTATTCTTCCCATTTAGTACCTATCCATTTAGCACACATGTTATCTATGACTTTCTTAAAATCATCAACAGTAAAGTGTTCATTTAATCTTGCTTTAATCAAGGATTTAGTTTTCTTTGTTGTATGTTTATATGATTTACCTGTTTTGAGATTGAGATAATCAATGATTTCATACACTTCTTTCGGTGTATTGTCCTGTTTTGCAGGACTATGTATATCTTCTTCTCTATTCTCTTCTAATCTATTCTTATCTATTCTTATCTGTGTATCCATTTCGGTAACCATTGGTATACCAATGGTAGTACCAATGGTAGTACCACCTGTTAATTCATATACTTTATCTACAAGTTGAACCTGTTTTACTTCTGGTAGTTCTGACTTATTGTACCTATCAACACGTAGATAATTGTGTATTCTCCAATGTTTTATAACGATAACACCAGTATCGAATCTGATTAGAAATTCTTTGGCAATTAAAAGTTTTAAATCATCGTCCTTACACCCTGTGATACGCATTACGCTTTTAGGACTTTGAATAAATCCGTCATCATCAGCCCTCAATAGCAAGTGAAAGTATAAGTTTTGTGTGCTTTGTGGCATATCTAAAAACTTATCCGTGTCAATAATTTTCTTTGACATCATTCTTCGTTCGGCCATAGGCTAATCTTCTTCCGTACCTGCAAAATGTTCATTAATTTTGCTTAGGCTACAAACAAATGCATCAATTTTATTGGCATCTTGTTTTTGTTTAGCGTGATTAATGTGATGTATTACATCTAGTACATCTTTTAGTTCCGCAATTTCTTTTTCGTGTAATTTATAACTACCATTTTCTTGTTCTAGTTTTTCAATGCGTTTAAATACATATAATTCAACTACATTAATTCCCCTCATATCGTTTCGTCCTTTCGCTTATTATTTCTTGTAATTTTCGTCTAACTTCTTTAGCATTAACCCCATGTGCTATCGGTACATGACAATACACGCACAAGCAGGCTAAATTGTCCAAGTTGCTTTTACCTGACTGGGAACGAAATACAATGTGATGTACTGCTATCCCATCACTACTTCCGCATAATACGCATCTGTAATGATCACGTTCCAATGCTTTTGGTTTGTTTACTTTTAGGAGTTTGTTATCCTCTCGTTTAGCTTTGTTCATTTCCCCACCCATCTATAAGTGATTTGATATATTCGCTTGGCTCTAATGGAATGTCTAGTTGATTACATTCATCAACCAAACATTCTATTAAGCGTTGCATTTCTTCAACGTTGTATACGGATGACCCTTTGTATAGATGAACCACATATACACCTTGTACTTTTGCACTTGCTCCCATATCATCTGCGAACCATCCGATACCTTGTTTACTCCAACTCGTTATTGCATCGTCTTTATCTTGTTCGGTAAAGCCAGCTGTTATGAATATTCCACAATCTCTAATGGCTTTTTTGTACACATCCTCTTTTGATGTGTATCCATTTTTGCTTAATTCTTTGGCTATCTTTTGACATAGAACCCAGCAATATGCATTAGCGTTCACACTGCGTGATTTTGATTTTTTCTTAATTTCAATCACGTATTCTTTATCTTTGTCTAATTTCGCTAGGTCATTGTCATGTGGTGCTGGTATGACTACCATTACACCGAGTGGCGAACGCAACAGTTCAATGTTATTTGTTGTCCACTTCATAACCTTTTACCCAGTCATAAAGCTTAGACATTTGGTCTCTCGTAATGTTATCGATAACACACATTCCAAACATTTTAGTTGCTTGTTGTGCCACTTGTTCTGCACTCACCCCATGTTCACTTGCCATCTTCAAAACAATTCCATATGCATTGTGTGGATCAAATTCTTTTTCTTTCCGTTCTTTTTCTGCTGCTGCATTAATTTTTGTATCTTGTAACCCTCTATATACATCAGCACCTACACCAATCATTTTTGCTGCAGTACCTAGTGCATCAGTAACGGCCATCTTAAAGGCTTCATCGTTGCCGTGAAAACCATTTTTATCTTTGTAGATTAAGAAATCGCCACCATATCCCGGAATTGGTTCACTCCATTCATCACCATCTTTGATGTATAGATTTACCAATACATACAACATAGTTTCTTTAGTTTCTTCGACTGGTACTTGTTGAGTACTAACAACTTCAAACTTCCAACCAATTCCGCACATACCATATGTTTCGGTTAATACTTCCCATCGCCATTGAGGTGAAATATCAAATTTTCCTTTTAGTTTCCCAAAGTCAATTGTTTTTAAAGCCGATTGCGGTACAGTTTTAACCGCTATATATCTACTATCCATCTATACCTCTTTATATTTGTAACCACGCATTTCCAAGAAATCAGTTAAATCTTTTGCATCATCTTCCGTTAAGTCATATACAGTTACTGTTAAACCTGTTTTTGTTTCTAATACTTCTGTTGTTTCAACTGTTTCATTTTCAATGCTTGCCCTAGCAGCTTCTTCCATTTCGTTACGTTTTGCAAAATTTGCATTGATAAATTCTCTAGCTTGATCTAGTGGCATATCTTTTACTACAGGCCAGCACTCATTAAAAGTAATCGGTGTGGCTAAATCGTATTGTTGATTGCAAGTATCAACAATAAATTCAATCATTCCTTTTTTCTCTGCTAGAATTTGTTTGTAATCGTCATCTGATTGTTGTCGCTTTGCGATTTCAATCATCATCCCCTCAATAGAGGTTTCAATGTCTTTCATCTTTGCAGTTTTATTCAGCCAGCGTTTATCACGCTGTAGTTGTTCTGCATATTCTGCACGAACGTTATACTTTTCAACCATCTTTTCAATAAACTTGTTGATGGTTTCTGTTTTTGCTTGTACTTCTTTTTCGTCAAAGTATTTAATTTGTTCTGCGAGTGGCTTTTCTGCATCGTAAACAACTTTCAATACTTCATTTACTTCTTCCTCAAACAGTTCAATAGGTCTTTTGAGTTCTCTTTTTTTCTCTTTACAGAATTTATCAAGTGTTGTCCGATACTTAACAATTTCATTCTTGGCACTTACCATGTCTTTATAGTTTTCTTCCGTAACTACAAGTCCTTTATACTTTTCTAGTTGTGCTTCAAAATATGTTTTGATTTCGTCTTTGTTCCATTTGAATACTTGTTCGTTTTTACTAACAATCGGTGTTAAATTAATTTCCATTTATTTCTCCTTGTGTTAAAATACAAGTAGAGATATTTCACATACTCTCTACTCGCACGCTTATGGCTTTGGTCGGCTTAGCGTGCTTTTTTTATTTCTCTTACCCAGAAATTGGATAAGATTAAAAGCGAAAATCCAAGAGCAATTTGCAAAAATGCTGTGTAAGAGTCGATTTTGTTAATTTCAATTGACCCTACAGTTCCTATTATCATTAGGAATGCTATTGTTCTTACCATCCAAATCAATTTCATAATTCATTACCTACAATCACTAGCATTTGGCTGGTGATTTTTTTAATTTCACTTTTTAAACGATTGTTTTCTTCTCTTAGTGTTTCCACTTCGTTTTTTAACTTTCTGTAACCAATAGCCGAGTATTCACTTTCAACTCCTGCTAGTGCTTCAACCTCTTTTTTACTAAACCTTACACCGCTTACATTCGGTAGTTGTTTTAGCTTGCCTTTATTTCTTAGGTCATATACTGCAGTTAGTGAAATTTGAAATAGTTCCGCTACTTGGTTAGCCGTGTATACTAGGCTCTCCATCGCTTTTCATTCCTTGCGTGTAAATCAGCAGTTCTAGCTAACTTTACCCAAGATAGAATGACTTTCTTATTCCATCTTGATTGATTTCTTAATGGCCATTTTTTCTTGATGAGTTTTCGCCAGTATTGGCCGTACTCATCGTTACGGCCTGCATAACCGAATGTAGGCAATTTTCGTCCATACATTCTGTTTGCCACTCTTAAATCATTTTGATTTTGTACTAGCATTTTTATTCACCCTTTCTTTTTTCTACTTAAAGTAGACTAATAAGGCAAAATAATATCATCCATAGTTACTGAATACAATCTACATAATTCAGTTAAATTTCCGTAGTCGATTTCTGTTTTACCATTCTCCCAATTATTGATTGTAACTTTAGATTTCTTCATTTTCTTTGCCACATTTTCTTGAGATAAATTTGCATTAACTCTTGCTGCTTTCAATGAAATTTTCAATCGCTTCAATTTATCACCCCTTTCTTATGCTATAAGTATAGTTTACTTAAAGTAGAATGTCAATACTAAAAGTAAACTTTTTTAAAAAATAGTA